TCATTTTCCATTCTCCCGGTGCCGCATTTCCGCTAATTCAGCAATTTGACTCAGAAGAACAGGGGTAGCCTCCAAATACCAGTAGGTGCCGGTGATGTTCGTGTGGCCAAGGTAGGTGCTCAAGGCGGTCATGTGCCTGGATACTGCATCTCGGTCGCCCCGGCATTGCTCTAGGCTTCGAACCGCGAATGTATGGCGAAGATCATGAATATGGGGATAGCCGCCATTGCGGGCATTTTGCAAACTCATCGTTCTGAGCAGGCCATGAAAGGCATCTCTCAGCCCGGACTGCTTTGGGGCAGTTCCATTGATTCCGATGAACAAGACATCGGTGCTGGTAACCAACTGTGAACGCGCTTCCAGATATCGGTCAAGTTCAGCTCGCATCGTAGGGTGCAATGGCACAAGACGACTCTTCTGGAACTTGGTCTCCAAGATCATGATTCCGTCAACCGTCACGTCCTGCACGCGCAGTGCCAATGCCTCCGATATGCGCAGCCCTGTTGCCGCCAACATGCCAAATAGGGTTGCCATCATTATTGGGCGGATTGAACCCTCAGGCTTCAACTGACCCGCAGCCTTGATCAGGTTTGACACCTCTGATTTGCTGAAGATGTAGGGTGTCGGGCGACGCTGTTGGATATTTCCGAACGCGTCGCGGGGTGGAACTTCATGTTTGGCATCTTCAGCCTGGAGATGTTGGGCAAAGTGTCTGATCACGCTAAGTCGTCGGTTACGCTGAGCTGGCGACGGTGCTTGACTGGCCCAGGCAACTGCATGATCGGCTTGGATGAAATGATCATTTTGGGATTCGGCAAACGTAATAAATCCCTGGAGTAAATAGCCTTCGTTGGTCAACTTGAACCCTGCACTGTGGCGCAGATCAAGATATCTTGTCATGTCAGATTTCAGCATGGTCATCTCCTGGCCATGGTTGAGCAATCCGGCTCAGCATATTGACATCGACTTTCGCATAGTGCGCGGTCGTATTTGGTGATTGATGCCGCAGCACAGACCCCACAGCATCGAGGCTTGCACCCGCCCGAAGTAAGCTGGTCGCAGCAGAGTGGCGCAACAAGTTTGCCCCGCGCGACGGCGGATTCAAAATACCCGCGTGATCCAGACTGCGTTGCACAATTGCCGATATGCCACAGGAACGAACAAATGGAACGAATGGTGCCGAAAGTCGGACAAATACGCGATCTGATTCTGTCGTTGGCCTTGCTTGATCAAGGTACGCAAACAATGCATCGCCAGCGTCTTGTGGAAGTGGCAGTCGCACTTCACGATGTCCTTTGCCACTGACTCGCAGCGTGCCTTGATCCCATTCAATGTCGCTCAAACGCATGGACATGATGTCGCCACCCCTGAGGCCAAGACGGACGAGCAATAACAAAACAGCCTTGTCACGAATGCCGTAAAGGGTTTCAGTCTTGCATGTAGCAATGACCTGCTCAATCTCCAGATCGGTCAGGTAGCGCGGGAGTGACGAGAGCCGCCAATGAGCAAAGGTGGGAACGGCCTGATCTAGCCAAGGTTTGCAATCACCACGTGCGATCAGAAACTTGAGGTACCCTCGCAGTGCCGTTCTCATCATCGTTAGATAGCTTCGCGAGCATTTCTGAGCCTCATCAAGTATGACCTGACGGATAAGTTGAGCATCATAGGCAGCAGGATCATTGCCGAGCACTGGGAACATGCGCATGACGAAATTGCCATAGCGCTGGATCACACGTTCAGTAATGCCGCGGTGATGTCGTAGCCAGTCTTGAAACTCCGCAACTCTGGGATCCATTGGGGTTGGAATCAGACATGCGTCTGATCTGACTATTCTTCCTACAGTCAGAAAGCGAAGGAATTGCCGAATTCGTGCCAAATATTGTGGCTTTGGACCTTCGTGCCACCACCTTGCAGTTCCACTGCATTGATGGTTCGCGAATTGATCAATGACGGTATCAGTTACATCGCCAGGATCAATGCCCACTTGATGCAGCCAGCAAACGAAGTGGCGAACAGCTGACAGGTTCACTCTTAGGGTCTGTCGGGGCGAGTAGCCCAAGGCTCTCAGATGTTCCTCAAATTTCAGTAATAGCGGTTTCAGTGGGCCAGGGTCTGAACAGGCTCTCGCCACACTGTGCTTGGTCTCTATCATTTCGGTTCTCCTTTGATGCCACCGTGGCATCAAGGCGAGACCGTAAATTATGTGGAGTGGTTAATTTGGCAAGGCAAGTCGTGATGAACGGAATTCTTTCCGAACTCCGCATAACAATTCGCTCCACATAAAGGATTCGTTTTGGGTGGCGAGGGTTTGTGTTGCGTTGGTCATGTCGTTCTTCCGTTTGGTGTGTTGCGATGCCTCTAGTAACGCGCTGTTTGATTGAGAAGCCAAGTCAATTCAGATCATTTTTGAATCTATTTGACGGGCCAGTTTGCTGGCCCGCTGGTGTCAGGTTCTTGCCTTGTCCCAATCAGAGTGAGATGTAATTTGGACCCAATCGTGCGGCTGCTTTTCAAGCTTTTCCTTAAAGTCCATCGCATCGCAAACATCGGTGCAGGTCAGCAAATACTCGTCGTTTACAAAGATTTGGTAGCCAACAGTGCGTTGGGAGGCAAGTTCTTCGGTGGTGGAGATGCGTTTGACGGTGACTTGGCTCATGATGCTTGTCCTTTCGGGGTGGTTGTTGCGACACCCGTAGTAACGCGCTGTTTGATGGAGAAGCCAAGTTAATTTGGCTTCCTTTTTCAATCAATTTTCTTATCCGAGACGCGCCACGTACCGGGCGTAATCGCCGCCTTCGGGGTTGATGTAAAGGTAGGGGCGACCCGGTGCGCAGACCTCGACGCACAAAGTGCCTTCGCGTGTGGTGCCTCCCCGACCGTTGAGCCAGGGGCGTGAACGCAGCAGGTTGGCGGCGAACTCGTCAAATTCTGTGGTGGTCATCTCGCGGGTTTCGGTGACCAGCACTTTGGCAGGAGACCCGCCGCCGAGTTCGCTCAGGTCGCAAGGCTTGCGGGCAAAGGGTAAAGAGACACTCAACTCCTCGGTTTGGAGGGAGGCGGTGCCCAGTTGGACGGTGCGTGGTGTGCGCTCGATGGTGATGGTCATGGTCATGGTAGTCATTGCGTTTTTCCTAAAGGTTCGTCGTCAATCGCGACACCTCTATGAAGACGCTGTTCGCTTGAGAAGCCAAGTCAATTCGCATCATTTTTTTGAATCAATGTGGGTGCGCAAATTTGCGCACCCAGTCCATACATCCGATCAAGCCAGCAATTCATCTGTCGATGCCACAACGCGGTAGCTGCGCTCGCCACCCTGGGGCTTGGCCGATGTAATGGTGAGCCCCAGCTTCTTTTTAAATGCTCCGGCAAAGGTGCCGCGCACGGTGTGCGCCTGCCAGCCGGTTGCCTCGCAAATCTGTGCGATGGTGGCACCCTCGGCGCGCTGAAGCATCCCGATGATGGTTGCCTGCTTGCTGTGTTCGCGGGTGCGGATGGCCTTCGTAATGGGTTGTTCGTCTGGCACTGCCGCTGGCAAGGGCTGGCCCTGTGTCGCGTCGATTTCAGTTGCTGGTGCATCAGTGCCAGCCAGGCGTTCGTCGCAGCCTGTGACGTTGTCGTGCTGGTCGACTTGTGTTTCGGTTTCGATTGCGACTTCGCCTGATTCGGCTTGAGCTGCTGACGCTGACTCGTTGGTATCCACACCTTGCGCCCACGTTGCCTCAGCCTGCGCCACGGCTGCGTCAAGTTCTGGGTCTGGTGCGATGCTGCAAGCATTGGGTCTGGCGCACCCCAGCGCGTCGTAGCCCTCGGCGGCGACCAGCCAGTCTGACCCATGTGGGGTGATCAAGGCGCGATTGAAAAGTCCTTGCAAAACCTTCTGGCGTGCGCCGCCTTTGATGTTTTCTGGAAACCAGTCAACGCGGCCATCGGTGTGATGGATGGCGTGGTCCAACATCGCGTGCTGGGTGGTGGTCAGTGTGATGGTGCTCATTTAGGGCTCCTTTTTGGTGGTTGTTAAGACGATGTGATGAACGCGCTGTTTGCAAGACAAGCCAAGCTTTTTCTGCTTGGCTTGTCGTGGTTTGTTTATGTGTTGCCAATCTCCGACTCAGTCGGTTTTGGCATGGATGCACCCAACTCAACCCCGGCTTTAAAGGCTGCTTCCAAGGCGCTGCGCACACCCCAGACTGACACGTCATGGAAGTCAAGGCTGTCTGAGTTGCGTGTTTCCAGGGTCTCGATAAAGAGGTGCTTCTCAGCAATCAGGGCAAAAATATGGTCGATGGTGCTTTTCATTTCAATCTCCGTTTGGTTGGTTGCGATGCTTGTAGTAAGACGCTGTGTGCTTGAGAAGCCAAGTCAATTTCGAACATTTTTTGATTCATTTTTTTGAGACAGTCGCTTTAATCTGACGCTGCTTTGAATGCCTGCATGAAGGCCTGCGCGCCGCCAGTTTTGTTGGCGGCGCTGCGTTTTGATCAGGACTCGTCGTCCTCGCCATCTGCGCCTTCCATCTCTGCGATGGTGTCGTCCATGTCAACCATGGAGCCACCCAAGTAACTGTGGTTTTTGGTGATGGCCATGCGGGCGTGTGCCAGCCAGTAGCTCTCTGCGCGTTCGCGGGTGATGCTTGGGGCGGTGCGAAGAAGTTCTTTGGCGCGGTCAAGTAAGTCGATCAATTCAAGCTGTATGTCTCGAAGTTGCTCGGCCACTTGCGTGGTGGATGGGGCTGCTGTGTTATTCATGATGTGCGTCCTTTTGGTTGGGTTTCGTCGCGTTGAGCAGGTTTGCTGCAACACCTCTATGAAGACGCTGTTTGCTTGTGAAGCCAAGTCAATTCGCATCATTTTTTTAAATCTTTTGAATCACCTTTTGCTTCAATGCCACACCCCAATTTCCGGGCAAATTTGCTGGAAGTTGATTGAAAACAATCATGCAAATTTGCATCTTTTTTATGCCCGCATCCGAGGCCCGGCAGACCTTGCAATGAAGAACACACGCACCACCCATGGGACTATCGATTCGCGCCTACGCCCGTCATCGCGGGGTCACCGACACCGCCGTACACAAGGCCATCCGTAGCGGGCGCATTAATGCACTGGCTGACGGCACGATTGATCCCGATCAGGCGGATGCCCAGTGGGAGCGCAACACCAGTTCGCCCAAGACGGGAACACAACGACCGACCGTCAAGGTCAAGGTGCCGGAGGTCGATGGCGACGGTGAACGAAGTGGTGCAGGCGCTGCAACTAACACTGGCTCTGGCGGCGGTGGCACCTCGCTCTTACAAGCCCGAACCGTCAACGAGGTGGTTAAGGCGCAGACCAACAAAGTGCGACTGGCCAGGCTTAAGGGCGAACTCATTGATCGGCCGCAGGCCATTGCCCATGTGTTCAAGCTGGCGCGCAGTGAACGTGATGCGTGGTTGAACTGGCCTGCGCGGGTTTCTGCCCAGATGGCCGCCAAATTGGAATTGGATGCGCACACCATGCACGTGGCGCTGGAGAACGCGGTGCGCGAGCACCTACAAGAACTGGGCAATTTACAGGCAAGCGTTGACTGATGAGCACTCAAATCGATACCGATCATTACGACGGCGCAACAGAGATTGAGCGTGCGTGGCGCGACGGCCTTACCCCAGACCCTCTGCTGTCGGTGTCCGAGTGGTCAGACCAGCACCGCATGCTCTCCAGCAAGGCATCGGCCGAGCCAGGGCGCTGGCGCACCAGCCGCACGCCGTACCTCAAGGAAATCATGGACTGCCTGTCACCCAATTCGCCGGTGGAGCGGGTGGTGTTCATGAAGGCGGCGCAGCTCGGTGCCACCGAGATGGGCAGTAACTGGATTGGCTACGTGATCCACCATGCGCCCGGGCCCATGATGGCGGTCTGGCCGACGGTGGACATGGCCAAGCGAAATTCCAAGCAGCGGATCGACCCTCTGATTGAGGAGTCCGCTGCATTGCGTGAATTGATATCACCAGCCCGGTCGCGCGACTCCGGCAACACCATCCTGGCCAAAGAGTTCAGGGGCGGCGTACTGGTGATGACCGGTGCCAACAGCGCGGTGGGCTTGCGCTCGATGCCGGTGCGCTATTTGTTCCTGGACGAGGTCGACGGTTACCCGCTGGACGTTGAAGGCGAAGGTGATGCGATTTCGCTGGCCGAAGCACGCACGCGCACCTTCACACGGCGCAAGATATTTATCGTGTCGACTCCGACCATCGCGGGTATTTCGGCCATTGAGCGCGAATACGAGGCAAGTGACCAGCGGCGCTACTTTGTTCCCTGTCCACACTGCGATCACCGCCAGTGGCTACGTTTTGAGCAACTCCGCTGGGAAAAAGCCAAACCCGAGACCGCAGCCTATGTGTGCGAGTCCTGCGAGCAGCCTATTGCCGAGCACCACAAGACGCGCATGTTGGAACTGGGCCAATGGCGCAGCATGATCGCGCAGGAGTCTGCAAAGAGCAGCAAAGGTCGCAAAAAGACCGCCGGTTTTCACATCTCCAGCCTGTACAGCCCGGTCGGCTGGCGTAGCTGGCGCGATGTGGCTGCCGCCTGGGAGAGCGCGGTCAGCAAGGAATCCGGTTCCGCTGCTGCGATCAAGACCTTCAAAAACACCGAACTGGGCGAGACCTGGCTCGAAGAAGGCGAAGCACCGGACTGGCAGCGTTTGATTGAACGCCGCGAAGATTACCGAATCGGCAGCGTTGCCTTGGGTGGCTTGCTGTTGGTGGCGGGTGCCGACGTGCAGAAAGACCGGATTGAGGTGTCGATCTGGGCATTTGGTCGCGGCAAGGAGTCCTGGCTTGTGGAGCACCGCGTGCTGATGGGTGACACAGCACGCGATGCCGTCTGGAAAAGGTTGTCAGAGTTACTGGCCGAGCGCTGGACGCACGCCAGTGGTGTGTTGATGCCCTTGACCAGGCTGGCGCTGGACACTGGCTTTGCCACTCAGGAGACCTATGCGTTCGCTCGCAGCTGCCATGACCCGCGACTCATGCCCGTCAAAGGGGTGCGCAGCGGCGCGATGGGTGGCGCGGCCTTGATTGGTACGCCCACTGCGGTGGATGTGACCCAAGGCGGCAAAAAGCTGCGCCGAGGCATCAAGCTGTATTCGGTGGCGGTGGGCATGGCCAAGATGGAGCTTTACAACAACCTGCGCAAAGCAGCTGATGTGGGCTCTGACGGCAGCACGCCACTTTACCCAGCCGGATTTGTCCACCTGCCAAAAGTGGACGCTGAATACGTGCAGCAGTTGTGCGCCGAGAGTTTGATCACCCGCCACGACCGAAATGGCTTTGCACACCGTGAGTGGCAAAAGATGCGCGAGCGCAACGAGGCCCTGGACTGCTATGTGTACGCCCGGGCTGCCGCGTCAAGTGTCGGTCTGGACCGCTTTGAGGAGCGCCACTGGCGGGAGTTAGAAAAACAACTCGGGCTGGCGCGGCCACCCGACCCCGAGGTGAATGTCACCTCATCAAATTTGTCCACAGATGCCATTGATGCCAGCCCAACCGAACCAGGTCGCGCTGGCATCAGTGTTTCTGGACAGCCCAAATTCAGTCGGCGCGTGATCCGCAGTCCCTGGCTCAAACGCTAGGGGCCGAGGTCATTCGTTGGCTGTCTAGCCCTGGCACTTCGATGCCTTTTTTATTGCCTTTTCATTTCCTTTTTTGGAGCTTTCCCCATGAGTTTGCAAACACGCCTTGAATCCCTGGTTCTACGCCTTGCCGCCGAGTTCAAGACCATCTACGGTCAGGTCGGTACGCTGGCCAACCTCTCGACAACTGACAAAACCAGCCTGGTCAGTTCCATCAATGAGCTGCGCAGCCAGATTTCCACTTTGGCTGGCGTCACCATCATTGACGATGCCAACGCGGCTGGTACGGCCACCACGTTCTCGGCATCGAAGATCACCACCTTGCTCGATGCCCTCAAGGCTGACTTGCTGGGTGGGGCCGATGCCGCGTTTGACACGCTCAAAGAATTGCAGGATGCCCTGCTCAATGACCAAACCGGCATTGCTGCCTTGCTTGCAGCCGTTGACAAGCGAGTGCGCTTTGATGCGGTGCAGGCACTGACTGCACCTGAGCAGGAACAAGCCCGCCAGAACATCGGTGCGGTCTCTGTGCTGGAGATCGGGAATGCGGATACCGATTTTGTGGCGGCATTTGAAGCTGCGCTGCTGGCCTGATCGTTCATGAACCTGGCCCAACACATCACCGAATTGGCGCAGCGCCTGGCTCTTGAACTCAAGACCCGCATCACCGCAGATCACCCTGGGGTTGCTAAAGCCTGGGTGTGCTTCGGGGTGATTGGAACTGGCAGCAAAGCCTCGGTGGTGGTTCGGGCCGGGTTCAATGTTCATAGCGTCACCCGCACAACTACCGGCAAATTCCGGGTGACGTTTTTGAGCCCCATGCCAGATGCCAATTACTGCTGGCAGGCGTTTGCACGTAATGCGGGAAACCAATCGGCCATGAAACACGCTGGCGCACGCACCACAGCGGAGGCCAAGACCACCCAGTTTGTGGAGGTCATCTGCACCACGTCAAACGGCACGCTGACCGACACCACCGAGATGAACCTGACCGTCTGGCGCTGATGCCCGAACAGAAAACAACCACCATGTCCTTCTCACAAACCCAACTCGAAGCCTTGCAAGCTGCACTCACCCAAGGCGAGCGTCGCGTTTCATTCGGCGACAAGACGGTCGAATATCGCTCCGTTGACGAACTCCGCCAAGCCATTCGTGAGGTCAAACGAGGTCTGTCTGAGCAGGCTGCATCCACTGGCATGTGGCCCGGCGCGCCGCGCCAGATCCGCATGACCACATCCAAAGGCTTCTGATGGCTTGGTACACAAAAATCAGAAGTCTATTTGGCCAGGTGGGTCAGGGACCGATACATGAAGCAGCAGGCCGTGGCAGACGCGCACAAGCCTGGATGCCCGGCAACCCGGGCGCTGTGTCGGCGCTGCTTGCCACAAATTCCGAACTTCGCACCAAAAGTCGTGATCTGGTGCGCCGCAACGCCTGGGCGCAGTCCGGCATCGAGGCTTTTGTGGCCAATGCAGTCGGTACCGGCATCAAGCCACAAAGTCTGGCCGGTGACGACACGTTCAAGGCGGCAGTGCAGACGCTATGGCGTGACTGGGTTGAAGAAGCCGATGCGGCAGGCCAAACCGACTTCTATGGATTGCAAGCGCTGGCCTGCCGGGCGATGCTGGAAGGTGGTGAATGCCTGATCCGGCTGCGACCGCGCCGAGCTGAAGATGGGCTGAGTGTGCCGCTGCAACTCCAGCTGATCGAGCCCGAGCACCTGCCACTGAATCTCAATATCGATCTGGATTCAGGCAATGTGGTCAGGTCAGGCATCGAATTCGACGGTATGGGCCGACGCGTGGCGTACCACTTGTACCGATCTCACCCCGAAGATGGCAGGCTCGCCCCGATGTCGGGCCAGGGTGGCTTGGAGACGGTGCGCATCAATGCCAGTGAAATCATCCACCTGTACAAGGTGTTGCGCCCGGGACAGATACGGGGCGAGCCGTGGCTTTCACGCGCCCTGGTCAAGCTCAATGAACTCGACCAGTACGACGACGCGGAACTGGTGCGCAAGAAGACCGCCGCCATGTTCGCAGGCTTTGTCACCCGGCAAAGCGTGGAGGACAACCTGCTGGGCGAAGGCCTGCCGGATGGAAACGGTGTGTCACTGGCTGGTTTGGAGCCCGGCACCATGCAGATTCTTGAGCCCGGTGAAGACATCAAGTTCTCTGACCCGGCCGATGTGGGTGGCTCCTACGGTGAATTCCTGCGCGCTCAGTTTCGGGCGGTTGCAGCAGCCATTGGCATCACCTATGAGCAACTGACTGGCGACCTCTCTGGAGTGAACTATTCCAGCATTCGCGCAGGGATGCTTGAGTTTCGCAGGCGTTGCGAAATGGTTCAGCACGACGTGCTGGTGCATCAGATGTGTCGCCCGGTGTGGGCGGCATGGATGAAGCAGGCGGTGCTCAGTGGTGCCTTGACAGCGCCGGGTTTTGCCCGGGGTGGCAACGCCAAGCGCAGGCAATACCTCGCAGCCAAGTGGATTCCGCAGGGCTGGCAGTGGGTGGACCCTGAGAAGGAGTTCAAAGCCATGCTGCTGGCGATTCGCTCGGGGCTGATGAGTCGGTCTGAAGCTATTTCGGCCTTCGGCTATGACGCAGAGGACGTTGACCGGGAAATCGCCGCCGACAACCAGCGCGCCGATGACCTGGGTCTGATTTTTGACTCTGACCCCAGACGTACCTCCAAAGACGGCGGCAGCGCAGAGCCCAACAAGCATGCAGCCCAAGTGTCTGACAACCCAACCAGCGGTCCGGTCACGGCTGACGCTTAAAGGAATTTCATGAACCTGTTACCGCATTTGGCGGCACGCCTGTTTGGTGCGCCGCTGCTTATCCATCGCCCAAAACTCGATGTCATCCTCTCCGTGCTGGGCTCGCGCGTCGGGTTGGCCGATTTGTCGGCACCTTCTGGCTTTGTCCAGCCTGATCGAAGCGCAGCCCTGGCAAATACCGGCGCTGCTCAGTCTGGCATTGCTGTGATTCCCATTTATGGCACGCTGGTGCGGCGCACCCAGGGCCTTGAAGCGCAGTCAGGGCTGACCAGTTACGCCGGGATTGCCATGGCACTGGATACAGCACTGGCCAACCCGAATGTTGCTGCCATCCTGCTCGATATCGACTCTCCCGGTGGCGAATCTTCTGGCGTGTTCGATCTGGCTGACCGGATTCGCGCGGCCACGGCCATCAAACCGGTCTGGGCGGTTGCCAACGACATGGCTTTCTCTGCTGCCTATGCGCTGGCAAGTGCAGCGAGCCGCCTGATCGTCTCGCGAACTGGCGGTGTGGGCTCCATTGGCGTGATTGCCATGCACGTTGATCAGTCAGTCAAAGACCAGCAAGACGGAATTGCCTACACCGCCGTTTTTGCCGGTGACCGCAAAAACGATCTCAACCCGCACGCACCGATCTCGGGTGAAGCACACAGCTTTTTGCAGGGTGAAGTCAACCGCATTTATGACCTGTTCGCCACGACGGTGGCCAAACACAGGGGCATGGGCGTGAACACCATCAAAAGCACCCAAGCAGCCCTGTACTTCGGCGCAGACGCGGTTGCTTCTGGTCTCGCTGATGACGTGGGGACGCTTGATGACGCGATCAAGCAGATCAATTCCATGCTGACCCCACCAGTTCCCTCGCTCTCCCGACTGCTTGCCAGTCAAACCCTCCCTGAAACCTCACCTGAAAAGGAAATTCCCATGACGCAATCCGTCCAACCCACCCCTGTGCTCGCCCAAACTGGTAGCACTGCCACCGCTCCGGCCACCACATCATCCGTCGAACCAGCATTCGCAGTCTCTGATGCGATTGAAGTCGCGCAAAGCTGCACCCTGGCTGGTCGAACTGACTTGATCGCTGGCTTTTTGGAGGCCAAAGTGGCACCCGCTCAGGTGCGCAGCCAGTTGCTCACGGCAATGGCTCAGCAATCCACGGAAATCGTCAGCCGCATCGACCCGAATGCTGCACACCGCCAGGAAATGGCGACAACCAACCCTGCTTCGCCTGTCAACCCGCTGATTGCCGCCGTCAAAGCCCGAATCGGTGCTCGCTAAATCCCACCTGACCGCCTCACTAATAGGAGAACTCCATGGCTGAAATCAAACAAACCCTCAATCTGGGCGACTTGCTCAAGTACGAAGACGAAGGCTTTTACTCGCGCGACCGCGCCACCCTGACTGCTGGCCAAACCCTGGTACTTGGCACCGTACTTGGGCTGGTGACCGCCACCGGCAAGGTCAAACAACTTGATCCAAGTGCCACCGATGGCAGCCAACTCGCCTGTGGTGTGTTGTTGCAGGACTGCGATGCCTACTTGGTGGACCGGGACGACGCACTGATGCTGGCGCGCCATGGCGCGGTGGCCCAACACGCACTCACCTGGCCTGCGGCCATCACCGTGGCAGAGCGCGATGCAGCAGTGGCCCAGCTCAAGACCGTGGGCATTCTGGTGCGCCAAAGCGCCTGATATCCGCTTTGATCTGCAAGCCAATTCGCCCCACTCATCCCACTTTTTGAAGGAAAGCCATCATGGCCATCAACAACCCGTTTCTCAATCCTGCTTTTTCAATGGCATCGCTGACAGCCGCGATCAACCTGCTGCCCAATCGATACGACCGACTCGACCAGTTGGGTCTTTTTGCCGCCAAGCCGGTGCGCACCCGCACCATCGTGCTCGAAGAAAAAGCCGGTGTGCTCAATTTGCTGCCCAGCCTGCCTGTGGGCTCGCCTGGCACGGTCGGTATTCGGGGCAAACGCACGCTGCGCAGCTTTGTGATCCCGCACATCCCGCACGATGACGTGGTGCTGCCTGAAGAAGTCTCTGGCCTGCGCTCCTTCGGTACCGAGAACGAATTTGCCTCCATTGCAGCGGTGCTGGCCGAGCACTTGGACAACATGCGCACCAAGCATGCGGCCACCCTGGAGTACCTGCGCATGGGCGCTTTGAAAGGCATCGTGCTCGACGCGGATGGCCGGGTTCTGGTGAATCTGTACGACGAATTCAAGATTACGCCCAAAACCATCAGCTTCAAACTCAACGTTGACACCACCAACGTGCTGGAAAAGTGTCTCGATCTCAAGCGCTACCTCGGTAAAAGCCTGATGGGTGAGCGCATGAGCAGCGTGCAGTGCTTGGTCTCGCCCGAGTTCTTCACCAAGTTGGTGACCCACCCCAGCGTGGTCGATGCGTACAGGCTGTTCAACGAGAGCCAGATTCTGCGCTCCGACATGCGCTCGGGCTTCCCGTTTGCTGGCGTCACCTTTGAGGAATACGCCGGTGAAGCCAGCGTACCCGATGGCTCCGGTGGCTGGGTGACCAAACCGTACATCGAAGCGGGCGAAGCGCATGCGTTCCCGCTGGGCACGATTGATACTTTTGCCACCTACTTTGCACCGGCCGACTTCAACGAGACGGTCAACACGCTGGGACAGCCGATATATGCCAAGCAGGCACCGCGCCATTTTGAGCGTGGCACTGACCTGCATACCCAAAGCAACCCGCTGCCCCTGTGCCAGCGTCCAGCCCTGTTGGTGCGCCTGACCGCGACGTGATCGGGTCAAACCATGACGACACTGGTCGAAAAAATCTATCTGGCCGCTGCCAACGTGGGGTTTCTCAAGATCTGCGTCTGGCAACCCAGCGATGGCGGTGCAGCGCAGACGCATTCGGTCGGATTTTCTGCACCTGATCAAGACGTGCTCTCAGGGCTCGGTGTCAGCACTGAATATGAGATGACCTACCCGAACACTTGCTTTGTGGGGCTCAAATCCCGCGAATCAGTGCAGATCGAGGGTGTCGCGTATCAGGTGCGAGAAGTTACGGCCGTGGGCGACGGGTCAGAGGTGCGCGCCAAACTGATGCGGGTGTGATCAATACGCTTCTCTCAGACACCAATCTTGATCCACCCATTCCAAAGCATGCGATCCAGGGAGGCGTTGGCAGCCTTGCGGTCAAAGCGTTCGGGGTCGAAGTCCAGTCCAGCCCATTCGCGCATTTCTTTGGCTTCTTCGCTGTAAGGGCTGTCCTCAAGGGTGGCCAGAGATTCCTGATAGCCCCAAATGCCACCAGCGTCTTCGGGTGGGCAGGCTCGCTGACCCGATTCCACCCATACCCGGCCAGCGTTGCTGTCGTCCTTGTCCAGATCGCGAATTGACTCCACCGTGATCCGGTGCTGCCAACTGTCGCCAAAGTCGTACAGGTATTCAAACATTTCACCTGTTTCCAGCAGTTGATTGAGACGGAATTTGGACTCATCCAAGGTTTCGATTTCCAGAAACTGGTCTTCCTCGTCGGGAGGTGCGTAGCGCTTCTCACGAATCGTGAATTCATGCAAATGTGAGTCAGTCCAACCCATGGCCGCTTGCAGGATGTGGTGAAACGCATTTAGGCGTGCGCGGCCATCGAGGTAAATGCGTCGCCAGATCACGGGCTCTGAGTCCACCAACTCGACCTTGAAGATGAAAACACTCGGAGATGACTGGGATTTGAGGCTTTTTCTGGTGCCGTTGCTGGTGCCTTTGACGGGCTTTGATGTCGCCATGAAGAGTGCCTCTTTGAGCTCAAAACAAGCATTTTATGAATGACCCTTAACCAACACCGAAACCATGACCCAGTCCATTCGCGAACAAATCCTGCAAGCAATCGTCGCGGTACTGACCCCAGTGGCCACCGATCAGTCAGCCACCGTCTGGCGAACACCCAGTGTGGCCATCACGCGGGAGCAGTGCCCAGCGCTGGTGGTGTTTCCTGAGAGTGAGTCACTGGCAGATCGCGCCAACGACCGGGTCACCCGCGAGGTGACCGTGCGCATCACCGCACTGGCGCGCGCCGTACCACCGGTCATCCCAGAAACCCAAGCTGATGCCTTGCTCTGTGCGGCGCATGCCGCCCTGATGCTTGACGTCAACCTGGGCGGTCTGGCTCTCGGTGTCAGGGAAGTCGAGTCCGAATGGGAAGTGGATGACGCGGACGGGGTTGCTGCCAGCACATCTGCTCGCTACCAGATCACCTACCGCACCCTGATTGCGGACATTTCCATTCAAGCCTGAATCACATTTTCATTTTTCTGTTTAGTCATTCCAACTTTAAGGATCCCAAACCATGAGTACCTATGCATCATTCCAGGGCCGTGTTTACCTTGGCAAACGTGACGTTGAAGGCAACCCCATCGAGGTTCGCTCACCCGGCAACGTGGCCGAGTTGAAACTCTCGCTCAAAACCGACGTGCTGGAGCATTACGAGAGCCAAACCGGTCAGCGCACGCTCGATCACCGCATGGTCAAACAAAAGTCCGCCACAGTAAATCTGACCATCGAAGAGTTCACCAAAGAAAACCTGGCGCTGGCCCTGTACGGCAACTTCGTGGTCGGTACACCCGGCACTGTGACCAATGAGCCATTGGCAGGCGCGTCACCGCTGGTCGGTGAGCGCTATTTCCTGGCACACCCCAAGGTGGCCAGCCTGGTGATCAAGGACAGCAGCGCCACACCGGCCACTTTGGTCGAAGGGGTGGACTACACCGTCGACAAGGACTTCGGCGCAATCCAGTTGCTGCGTCTGAACGATGGCGGCGAGCCTGCCGTGGCCTACGCTGCGCCCTTGAAAGCCAGCTACGCCTTTGGTGTCACCACCGAGATTGGCATCTTCACCCAGCCCCTGCCGGAGCGTTTCCTGAGGCTGGAGGGCATCAACACTGCCGACGGTAATGCAAAGGTGTTGGTTGAGTTGTACCGGGTAGCCTTTGATCCCTTGAAGGAAATCTCGTTCATCTCCAATGAATACAACAAGTTCGAGATGGAAGGCTCGCTCTTGGCCGATTCCAGCAAGCCATTCGATGCAACGCTGGGCCAGTTCGGCCGCATTGTCCAAATCTGAAAGGCGCGTCATGACTGATTTGGAAAAGCTCATTCCCCAGGACACCCTGGTGCAAGTGGCAGGCGAAACCATTGCGATCTCGCCCCTCAAAGTAGGCCAGTTGCCTGCTTTCCTGCGGGTGATCTCGCCGGTGATGGCGCAGTTGAGCCAGCCGCAAATCAACTGGCTGGCGCTGTTTGGCGAGCGTGGCGACGATTTGTTGACCGCCATCGGCATCGCAGTCAAAAAACCGCGTGAGTGGGTGGACGATCTGGCCGCAGACGACGCATTGCTGCTGGCAGCTAAGGTGATGGAGGTCAACGCTGATTTTTTTACCCGAACGGTGATTCCCAAACTCGACGGTCTGTTCAGTCTGGGCAAGGGAATTCAAGCAGCCAACTCTGGTTCGACCTCACCCAGCGCCTGATCGAGCACGGCCACCGGTTGCCCGACATCCTGGACTACACGCTGGCGCAGTTGAAGGGTTTTGCTGCTGCCATCTCTCGCTTGGACAGCGCGCGTGATGCCCAAATTCTGTCCCTGATTGCCATCGGTAGCCGGGGTGACTCCAAAAACCTTGATCAAACGCTTGAACGTCTGACCACTGCATCAACCTCGTCATGAAAATCTCCATCCGAATCGACAGCGCTGCAGCGCAAGCCCAGCTACGCCGATGGGGTGGGGAGTTTCGCGACAAGGTCAAAAAAGCGGTGGCCAAGGCCATGGCGAAAGAGGCAGTGGAGATTAAGTCGGACGTGCGCGACCAGGTGGCCAGCCAACTGACGGTGGTCAAAAAGACCTTCCTCAAGGGGTTCTCCGCCTACGTGATCGACAAAGACCCCAGTCGCATGCCAGCGCTGTACGTGGGCTCGCGCATCCCCTGGGTTGGCATGCATGAAAAAGGCGGGACCATTTCGGCCAAGATGCTGATTCCCTTGCATGGTCGGGTCGGCCGCAAGCGCTTCAAGGCTCAGATTGCTGAACTCATGCGGGGCGGCAACGCTTACTTCATCAAAAACGCCAAGGGCAACGTGGTGCTGATGGCCGAGAACATCAAAGAGCACGACCGCCCCTTGGCTGGATTCAAACGCCGGTACCGAAAAGCTGAAGGAATCAAACGCTTGAAGCGTGGTGCTGATATTCCGATTGCGGTACTCGTTCCGCGCGTCATGCTCAAAAAGCGACTCGACATTGAGCGTCTGGTGGTGCGGCGCATCCCACGACTTGCAGCAAGCATCGAACAACAAATCCGCACGGTCGGATGACCCTCAAATTTGAAATTGACCCATGGCCAACAACCGTATTGCCGTTTTAGTCGCCCTTGAGGGTGCCGATGACGGGCTCAAACGCGCCCTGAATTCTGCACAGCAAAGCCTGGGTGAGTTGGCCACCACGGCCAAGACCGCTGGCGACAAGGCTGCGCGCGGTATGGCGGAGGTCAAAGCGGGCATGTCGGCGTTTGGTGACCAGGTGGCCACTGCCAAGACGCAGCTGCTGGCGTTCCTGTCGATCAACTGGGCGGCAGGCAAAGTGCAAGAGATCGTCCAAGTGGCCGATGCCTGGAACATGATGGGCGCGCGCCTGAAACTGGCAACCGCTGGTCAGAATGAGTTTGTCATCGCGCAAAAGGCGCTGTTTGACATCGCTCAGCGCATTGGGGTGCCGATTCAGGAAGTCTCGACCCTGTATGGCAAGTTGCAGCAAGCGGTGCGCATGTTGGGTGGTGAACAAAAGGACGCATTGACCATTACCGAGAGCATCTCGCAGGCACTGCGCCTGTCCGGTGCGTCGGCCACGGAAGCCCAGTCCTCACTCTTGCAGTTCGGCCAGGCCTTGGCATCTGGTGTGCTGCGCGGCGAGGAATTCAATTCCGTGGTCGAGAACAGTCCACGTCTGGCCCAAGCCCTGGCCGATGGTTTGAACGTGCCCATTGGTCGGCTGCGCAAGCTGGCTGAAGAAGGCAGGCTCACCGCTGACGTGGTGGTCAACGCTTTGATGAGCCAGAAGGACAAGCTTGCCGCCGAATACTCCCAGTTGCCAGCAACGGTCAGTCAGGCTTTCCAGCGCCTGCAAAACGCCTTCGGGCAGTGGGTAGCGCAGGTGGATGCGGCCACAGGCATCACCAAGAAACTCGCCGATGGCCTGACTTGGCTCGCCACCAATCTGGACACGGTCATGCAGTGGCTTAAGAAAATCGCCGAGGTGGGCTTGGCGGTGCTCATTTACCGGCTGCTGCCAGCATTGGTCACGGCTTGGCAAACTGCCGGCGCCGCAGCCATCACGGCTGCCACCGCCACCTCTGCGGCCTGGGCCACCGCCAATTTGTCAGTAACGGCTGCGATTGCCAGTGTTGGCCTGCTCAAAACAGCCTTCGCTGTGCTGGGTGCGTTCGCCGTCGGCTGGGAAATCGGCACCTGGTTGTCCGAGAAATTCGAGATTGTGCGCAAGGCGGGCATCTTCATGGTCGAAATCCTGGTCAAAGCAGTTGAGCAGTTGCAGTACCGCTGGGAAGCGTTTGCAGCGATCTTCACCAGCGACACCATCGATGCAGCTACCAAGCGCCACGAGGCTCGCCTGGCTGAAATGAATGTGATCTTTGCGCAGATGTATGCGGATGCCACCAAGGGTTCAGACACAGCCAAGGCAGCCATGACCACTGCGGCCACTACAGCAGAAGAGATTGCCAAAAAGCTAGAAGCCGTGCGCCAAGGTACGCAAGAAGCGGTCGGTCGTGGCGTTGAGGCTGTTCACTCGGCCGTGGAAAAGCTTAAATCCCGGCTGGGTGAGGTCGAACAGGCGGTCACCAAGGCTAACGGCGTGGTGACCGATGCGACAGCAAAAATGGCTGAGGCGTACAAAGGCTTGACTGCCATGGTCGAGGCCAACCTGCAAAAACAGGTTGATGCTGTGAAAACACGGTACCAGCAGGAGCAGACGGCATTGGAGTTATCGTCTGCCTCGCAAGCGACCCAGATCAGCAAATCAACCCTGCTGCTCACCGATGCACTGACTCAGCAGACCACCTTGCGTCAAAAGGCCACCACAGACACACTGAGACTCATCGATGACGAGTCCAGCGCCAGGGTGGCAGCAGCGGCCAAGCAAGGCGCAACAGAAGCCGAGCGCAGCGCTAACGTGACACGGGTCGAAAATGAGATTCTGGCAACCAAACGCCAGTCGATGGTCACAGCCGCCACGGAATACCGCGCTCACATCGATGCCTTGAACGCTGAAGCCAACCGGCATTTGGCGGAAATCCAGCGCATTGAAGAAGCCAAACGTCAACTGACGATGACCACGGAGGAAAAAATCCGTGAGCTACGCCGCCAAAGCATGACGGAGTTTGAAGCGACGGAAGACCGCAAACGCCAGATTGTTGAGTTGCAGAGCAAGGCGCGTGATGCTCTGGCCGCTGGTGAGTTTGAGCAGGCCAAACAACTGGCGCAGAAAGCCATGGATTTGGCGGTGCAAGTGGGCAGCGCCCAGACGGCCGAGGCCAAAAAGGCAGAGGAAGCCAAAAAAGCATCTGAGCAGGCGCACACCCAAGTCGTAACGTTGGAGTCGCAGGCGCGTGAGGCATCGCGCAAACAGGAGTACGACAAAGCTGCCGACCTGATGCGACAGGCAGACACCCTGCGCGCAGAACTGGCGCAAAAGACAAAGGAGTCCGATGCGGCGATCACCCAGGGCAAGGACGGTGTCAACCGATCCATTCAAGCCATTCGGGAATCCGAGGACATTCTCGTCAAGTCACTGGACGCTCAGGCTCAGGCGCACAAACAGGCAGCCCAAGCCGCAGTAGCAGCGCGTGAGCAGATCAAACAGACTCTCACGGACACAGAAACTCAGATTGACCAGATCACCGCCAAACTCAAAGATGGCTTGAAAGTCACGCTGGACGCGGACACCAGCCGGTTTGACAAAGCCATGGCTGAACTGGACAAGGCACTGGCCGAGAAAGAAAGGCTGCTGGTCATCAAGGCCGATCTGGAACAGGCCCAGAAGAAACTCCAGGAATATGAAGCTTTGCTCAAAGAAGGCAAAACCCTGCCGGTGGATGCCGATGTCACCCAGGCCAAAGCGGCGCTGGACAAACTGACCGTCTATGCCAAGCAAAACTCGCTGATCGAGTTGCAAGTCACTTCTGAAAAAGCCCAAGCAGCGATCAACAATGTGGAGGGAATGATCAATGCACTGGGTCGCATCCGCACCGAGTCGCAGCACAGTGTGAACACCAACGCAGACTCAGCCCGTTCGGAGATATCCAGCCTCAACGGCATGAATACGTCGAGCACGCACACGATCTATGTGACCAAGGTCGAAACCAATGCCACAGGTGGGTTGGTGGGTGCTGGTGTGCCGCACTTTGCGGTTGGTGGGGCAGTGGCATCACCAGTTGCGCAGGCATTTACCCGCATGACCGGTGGTTCGGTGCCGGGCTCCGGTGATCAGGACACAGTACCGCGCACGCTAGACGCTGGCGCGTATGTGCTGCGCAAAGCAGCGGTGCGCAAGTATGGAAGCAATGCCCTGTCAAAGATTGCCAACGGTGTGGCCCGGTTTGCCACAGGCGGTTCGGTGGTTTCTCCTGGTTCGAACGTCATCAAACGCAACAAAGATGCGGCCGAGGCCCAGCAAATGATCGAGTTGGGCATGAATGGTCTTCGTCAGTACGTGCAGTGGATGCGTATGCAGTACGGTGCTTCCTTGAGCATCGGATTTGAATACGACACCCTGCAGGGCTACGGTCAACTGGCCAACACCGACCGCAGAACCCTTGAGAGCCTAGTCAATCGCAAACAACTCACAGGCAATGAAAAACAAAAACTCGATGCCATCAAGGCCAACTGGCGGCAAGCCATGGCGCAGCCTCTGCTGTATGGCAAAGACCTCGAACGAGACCTCATGGAGTACATGGAGCAGCACCAGGGTGAGTTTTACCGGGGTGGTGGTGTGGCCAAGTCCGATACGGTTCCTGCGATGCTCACTCCCGGCGAATATGTGGTCAACCGGTCTGCGGTATCTCGGTTTGGCACCGGGTTTTTTGAGTCGCTCAACAACCTGAGCCTGCCAGCGAAAGCCCTGGCTGCGCGTGTGCAGGGCTTTGCCAGTGGTGGACTTGTTCAGTCACTGGCTTCACCGATGACTGTGCCAAGACCTGCATTTGCAGGAGAAACCGCACCGGTGCGCACCGTGCGGGTTGAACTGGCGGCGGGAAACCGCAGCGTGTCAGCCACGGTCGATGCCAGGGATGAAACCCGACTGCTCGACATCTTGAAACAAGCCAAAGCCCGGGCTTTTTAAGGGCGAATCCTCATGGAACTTAAAAACCTCTTCAGTGGGGCCACGTTGACCCTGCCTGACGATTTGCTGTGGAGCGATGAGCACGGCTGGAGTCCGGTGGTCTCCAGCGTGTCTTACCTGATCACTGGTTCTCTCCTGGTGCAGTCGGCCACCCGCCAAGCGGGGCGGGCCATCACCCTGGTGGGCGCTGCCGACATGGCCTGGGTCGCGAGATCGGTTGTCAATGTTCTGCGCGACTGGGCAGCACTGCCGTTGGACGCGGTCAGTGGCCGCTTTGAGTTGACGCTCACAGATGCCCGGGTGTTCACAGTGGCATTTCGTCATGCCGATGGAGCCCTTGAAGCCGAGCCCGTTACCGGGTTTCCCGCACGGTCAGAGGCTGACTTCTACCGCATCACCTTAAAGCTGATGCAAATCTAAATTCTGGAGCCTTCATGCCCATTCTCACTGGCGACATCAAACTGGTCGCATCCCAAGTCATGGACGACGTGCCCGAGGGTGGTGGCGCACCCACAGCCACAGTCATCACGGACGGAACATCAAACGCCATCTTTCCGGATATTTCTGAACTCGACCGCGCCGGTGGCCGGGTGAACCTGCGAAAACTCCACGTCTCAGTGCAGACGATGGACACCGACACCTACATGGGCTCGAACATCATCGTCTCCGAGCCTCCAGCGGATCCCAATGTCAGTGTCACGCTGTTCAGCACCCGTGACACCTTTGATCGGCGTGACGCGGCATCGGCCAGGGTGGAGAGTTATCTCACCAAGGGCCCGATGTGGGGCGGCATGCTGCTGGAGAACCACATTGCTGGCCAGCGTGCCGTGCAAATCTTGCAGGGTGTGGATGCTGAACTGCCTCGGATTGGCCAGACCATGGTGCTGGTGCAAAACGAGGGTGCAACCAACGAGAGAAACCAGTACATCCGAACCACTGAGGTCAGCGCAGTCAAACGAAAATTTGAGGACAGCCAGGGAAAAATGGTCGACATGAACGTGGTGACCTGTTCCATCAGTGATGCACTGCGCACCGATTTCCAGGGGTCGGAAGGCAACGCCAAGGCTGCACCGGCAGCGGGTGCGACCAAGGTGAGAGACACGACGGTGGCTGATGCTGGCTCCTATGTGGGTGTGGTGCCGCTGGCCGCTGCCGCCAATCTTGGAACGTTCAGCATTCGCGCCACCAGCGTCTACACCCAACTGGTGCCCAGTGCCCAGACTGAAACCCCACTGGTCGATTTGAAACCCAACGGTGAACAGGTGGTTTTATCTGCTGCGGGTGGGCCGGTGACGCTCACTACGTCGGTGGCACTCAACACCTCTCACACCATCAGCGTGGGTCAGGCCATCATGCCCAATTCCCTCAAACTGACCTCCGGCAGCTTGACCCTGGTTGACGATGGTGGCTTGTTGTCGGCTGCTGGCAGCGCAGTGGGTGCAGTGGATTACGCCAATGGGCTGATTTCGATCACCGATCCATCCGTGAGCTACGCTGGAGCCAAAACGATCATCTACACACCGGCAGCAACACCGGTGCGTTCCTTGCACACCGCCAGCTGGGCGGTCACAGCCGAATCACGCTCCAGCACCCTGGTGGCGATTTTTGATCCTGCACCCAAGCCCGGCAGCTTTGCGCTCAGTTACCGCGCTCAGGGCCGCTGGTACACATTGCGCGATGCGGGCAACGGCCAGTTGCGCAGCGCCTTTGGCTCGGTGGGCGCTGGCACGCTCAATTTCAACACGGGCTCGATGATGGTCACGCTCGCGGCCTTGCCCGATGCGGGAACGCAGGTGCTCGCCACTTATGGGCTGGCCACTGCCGACACGGCTGTCTATGGCGTTGCCATTGCAGCCCAATCCGTATTTACGCTGGCTAACCCTGGTGTGGCACCGGGCACGGTCACTTTGACTTGGGTGACGGGCGGCGTGGATAAAACTGCCACTGACAACGGCCAGGGGCTGCTCACCGGTGACGCCACCGGCAAAGTGGACTATCTCGATGGCGTGGTCACGTTTAAACCACTGATCCTGCCCAGCTCTGGCGCGCAGGTCAGCATTGAATACTCGTGGGGCCCACCCATTGAAGAGAATTTCCAGGCCCCCGAGCGTTTCGCACCCGACGGCCACATTCAGATTGTGCTGGCCAACCCCAATGTGCTGGCGCGCACCGTCAAGGTTGAGTGGAACACCGTGTATGACGAGAAAGACCTGACCATTGAGGGCCAGATTTCAACCCGTTGGCTCTCTCTGACCTACAAACCCCGCATTGACCCCATCGTCATCGTCCATGACAACGGGGCTGGCGGATTTCAGACCCGTCCTGAGTGTGCAGGCGTGATCAATTACGCAGCTGGCACCCTGAGTTTCAAGCCAGATACCGTGATTGCATTGCCCAAGCCCAACTGGACAAAGGTGGTCATCGGCACCCAGGTGATTGACAACGCTTGGTACACCGGCACCCTGGCCACTGAGAAAACGGTGTTTGGTGGCTTCATCTACCAGACCATCGGGGCCATCATGCCCACCGACATGTCCGGGTATGTCAAGGTTACTTACCGAACCAGCGCCGCTGGCAACACCAACACCGAGGTGTTTCCGGTGAAACTTGCGGTCGATCTGACGCAAAGCTCAAGCGAGCCCATTGTGGGCGGGTCGTGCAGCTTCACGTTGGGCGGCACACGTTTCATTGACCGCCAGGGCTCCCTGATCACCAACATCGATCCGGCAACAGGCTCCGGTCTGACCTCGGGCAGCATCAACTATTCGACCGGCATGGCCAGCCTGACGGTGCTGCCAGTGGGTGCGACGAATTCGGGTGTCATCACCAGCATGGTGACCAGCCAGAGTCCGATGCCAGTGACAGACGTGCAGTTCAGAACCAGCACAGCACCGATTCGCCCGTCCAGTCTGGCAGTACAGTTTGTGCTGGCCGATGACGACGCTCAGGTCTCCCACATCGTCACCTCAGATGCCAATGGCCGAATTGAATCTGCCAACGTGACCGGCAAGGTCGATTACGAGACCGGCATTGTGTCGCTGGCCTTTGGCAAGTGGCTGCTGGCTGCAGGCAACGAGACCAAGCCCTGGTATGACGCGTCGAAAATCATTGGCGGGCATATCTTTGTGGCTTCCGCCGTCATGGCCGACTCCATTCGTTATGCGGCGGTGGCCTACAGCTACCTGCCGCTGGATGCCAATATCCTCGGCATTGACCCGGTACGCTTGCCCAGCGATGGCCGGGTGCCGATTTTTAGGCCCGGTGGCTTTGCGGTGGTGGGCAACACCCAATCCATCACCGCAAGTGTGACCAACGGTCAAACCATCAACTGCGCCCGGGTGCGCCTGAGCCGGGTTCGGGTGGTGGGGTTTGATGGCAATGTCATCAACGCAGGCTACTCCGTTGACCTTGAGGCGGGACTGGTGACCTTTACTGCAGTGGCAGGCTACAGCCAGCCTGTGCGAATTGAGCACCGCGTCGAGGACATGGCGGTGGTCAGTGATGTGCAGATCAGTGGCGAGTTGACCTTTACCCGGCCACTGACGCATGAGTATCCCGTCACCAGTCCGCCCAGCAGTTTTGTCTCAAGCGCGCTGATCGCTGGTGATCTCAAGGCTCGGGTGTCGGTGCTGTTCGATCAGGCGACCTGGAACGGAACCACCTGGCTTGATGGTGTCAGCGGCACTGCGGCAACCGGCACGTTCAACGACGTGCTGGCACCGATTGTGGTGACTAACAAGGGCGCTGTGTCAGAACGCTGGGCGCTGGTGTTCACCAACACCACCAGTTTTAACGTCATCGGCGAGCACGTCGGGGTCATTGCCATTGGCAGTACCAACACCGATCTGAGTCCCAACAACCCGGCCACCAACACGCCGTATTTCAAGGTTCCGGCATTGGGCTGGGGCATTGGCTGGGCGGCGGGAAACATGCTGCGCTTTAACACCGTGGGCGCGATGACACCGGTCTGGGTGGTGCGAACCATCCAGCAAGGGCCCAACACCGGTATCCAGCATTCCTTCACTTTGCTGTCGCGCGGCGATGTGGACCGCCCTTGATGCCAATCTGATCAGAACTCACTCATTCTCAAAGGAAACGATATGACACTACCCGTCAAATACTATGCCAACACCATGCAAGGTGCCCCCCAGCTGACCAACGACTGGGGCTGCATGACCGCGCTGCTTGATGCGGTGCTGGTCACCGGCTTCAATCTCAAAACCATTGAAACGCTGACCAGTGCAGCTGGAGTCGCCACGGCCAACATTCCCGCAGGGCATTTGTACTGGGTTGGTCAGGTCTTGACCATCTCTGGCGCAGACCAAAACGAGTACAACGGCGAGGTGCGTGTGATTGCTGTGACGACCAGCACTTTCACCTATGACATCACTGGCACGCCTGTGAGTCCGGCTACAGGTGCGAGCATCACCTCCAAGGTGGCGCCCCTGGGCTGGGAGATCGCTTTTACGGCCACAAACAAGCGCGCTTACCGCAGCAAAAATGTCCTGTCCAATCGTCCCTACCTGCGGGTGGACGATGGTTGTGATCCGGCCTACACCACCACTTACGCCAAAAAAGCCAAAGTGACCATGGCCCAAGGCATGAGTGATATTGACACTTTCGTCGGTGCCCGGGCTCCATTTGACAGTGCTTACCCCACACGAAACGAAATCGCGACCGGTTCCGGTGCCGGTGTATATGACGGTTGGTACAAGTGGTACTACGCCAGGTCAGATGGCAATGCCTACGATCATTACGGCGCATCTGTTTTCAATCGCCCCTGGACTTTGGTCGGTGATGATCGTGGTTTCTACATCTTCAACGACACCTGGAGTTCGGGCGGCCTGGGCGGCAAGTGCTTCACGGACTTCGAGAGTTACCGCAGTGCCGACGGTTTCAACACCTTGCTCTGCGCGCAGGAGGCCTATAACTATGCGTCCATACCCAGCAGCAGTTATGACAGCGAAGGTTATCAATCCTCCGACTGGCGTTCACGTTTTCCACGAACGCTGGACGGAACCGGCAAGATTCTGATGCGCAGCTATCTGCAAATTGGCAATAACGTCAATCCCTCGTTTACCAGCCTAAACACCAATAATGGCCAGACCACCTCGGGCTACAGCACGGGCATCAGTTGGCCCAATGGGCCGGACTACAGCATGATCCTGCACCCAACCCTGCTGCGCGAAAGCTCCCACTTGCGCGGCAGGATGCCGGGCATGTTCTGGGTGCATAACGACAGCCCCAGTTTCAACCACCTCGACACCATCTCGGGCGTGGCAGGTTACCCCGGGCGCACCTTTTTGCTGCTCAAGGTCGCTCATGGGGTCAGCAGTGGCAACTACACCGCCACACTGGCCTATGACATCACCGGGCCATGGTGGTAGGCCATGAGCTGGTGGATAAGTGCTGCGGGGCTGACCCCGATCATTGCTTATGACTCCTCACACTTCCAGTCGAACGCGGTTTTGACCGATTTGACGGGTGGTGGCAACCATGCGGACATGGCGGGCCAGTCGGCCAGCCTGGTGGTGGTGGGAACCAACCCCATTCAATCCATCACCTGCGTCAAAGGGGTGGGTGCTGGCTGGAGTTACCAACGGGTAACTCGTCCGACTGCTGGCGTGCTGATGGCGCTGGTGAGTCACGTCAATCCACGGGTGATGCTGTTTTCTGATTACGGGGTGTCTGGCAACTACCATGCGCTGCTGATTGAGACGGATGTCACGACACTGAGCCCACATGGACAAATTCGCTGCGAAGGTTCGGCAAACTCTGTCGGACTGCCCACAGGGGCAGCGGTCAAGTTCGTCGCCATCGCTTTTGATGCAAGCGGCTACCAGTATTACTGCAACGGATCCTGGGTGGGGGCGAAGTTCTCCGTGCCACTGAGCTTGCTCTCCAGTGTTGGCTCCAATTGGCCATCATCCTGGGGCATGTACGCAAATTTGTCGGCACTGGGCATGTTTGATGGGGTTGCAAGCCTCGCCGATCTGCAAGACCTGGAAGCTCAGGTTCGGCTGGCCGTAGTGGGGCCACCTGTGGTTTTTCATGGGTACGGCACTGACCTGAGTCGGGTCAACACTATCCCAACCGTCAATCTGGCAACACAAGGTCTGGGTGACAACACAGGGCGCATCAACACCGCACCAATGCAGGCACTTGATGGTCTGGGAGTTCGCAACAAAGCGCTGGTGCCGATCTTGGGCCAACACGACATTTACTTCGGTGGTGTCGGCCAGGTGGTCGGCACCGTCAAAAACTCACCAGCCACACCAGTACGGCGGCGTGTTCTGCTGATTGAGGAAGCCACTCGTGCCGTTATCCGTGAGACATGGAGCGAAGCGGCGACCGGTGCCTATTCGTTTGGCCGGGTCGCCATGAACACCACCTACACCGTGGTGAGCTACGACCACACCCAAGCTTTTCGGGCGGTGGTAGCGGATCGGGTGGTTCCTGAAGTGATGCTGGAGACTGTCCCATGACACTGGCCATTTCTCCTGCGCACAAGCTGGCGCGACTGACAGGGACTCTTTCGTTCGCGGATGCAGGCGCGCAAAACAGCCGCATTCGACTGTACGCAACCACCCAGCCATCGACTGGTGGCGATCCTGGCGGTGGGTTGCTGGTGGAAATCCTGCTGGCCAAGCCGTGCGGTGAGATCAATGCCAGCGTGCTGGCCCTCAAGCAGTCAGAGCCATCAGGTGACCTGATTCTGGAGACTGGTACTGCGCTTTGGGCACGCTGGATTAACGGGCGGGATGAAGTGGTGGCCGACGGTTCGGTGTCGGACGCTGCTGGTACCGGAGATTTCAAACTCTCGGGCACCAGCGGCACGGTGCTTTACGCCGGTGCGCGGGCGCTATTGGGGCAATGCACTTTGACTTGATTGACTTAGATTTGTGAGGTTACGCGTCGTGCCAGAAAACTTGGTCTTTGCTGGTACACCGCTGATTGAACAGCCGCTGATGATGGTGTTTGGAGAGGGTGTGACTGACCCGAACGCCAAAATCACCGATCTGGTGTTTGCACAGCCGCCCAGGGTGCATCCGACCCAGTTGGTGTTCGGTGACAGTGACACCAGCACCCACCCGGACTCATTGCTCGAAGTCTCAGGTGCGCTGCCAGAGCTGGTCACACAATTGCGACTGGTCATTGGTGTGCCGGTGGCGTGGCAAGCAGCATTGCCTGATCTGGTCGGCACGGTCGCTGTGAAGTACCAGAGCCAGACGCAACGGCCGATGGTGGCGCAGGTGCAGACCTGGTCGCAGGTGTCGCTGGTCAATGAGTCCGGCCTGACCCAACCACAGCAGCACGCCCAAGCAACCAATGCTGGCGCGCAAGAGCAAGCGCAAAACGCTGCCTCGATCCGCCAGGGTGTGAGTCCGAGTTATGTTGAAGCCATTCGTTCCAGCCGAGAGGTTGGATCGCAGTTTCAGGATGGATGCGCGACGCGATCACGCCTGCATGCCAATTGGTCGGACGGGCTGGCTGACCGGCGTGTCCAGAGCACGGGTCCCTTCCAGGAAGGCCTGCGTGCGCCAACAGTTCGCGCCGTGGGCCGTTTTGAAGACGGGTTGCATGACAGGCGCGAAGGAATAGAGAACTCTTGGGCTGGCGCGATTCCTCGGGCGCTGGGTTACTCCGGTCACGCTGGTGCCGCCATCCCACTCAGGCGGTTCCTGACGTCGGCCTTTCAGGATGCTTGGGTGCCGCGACCCGGTGTGCATTTGATTCCGGTGACCCCGCCTGTAGACCCGACGTATTGGGGCACAGCCTTGCTGTTTGCCTGTCCGCCATTGGCTGCACCGATGCTGGTGTTTGGGGCCCGCCAGTGTGAATTTCCAGAGGAACCGCCAATCGGCGTTGTGACCATAGCGGTCAGAAAGGTGTACTTTGTGATCAATGATGTCAATCTGCGCCGGGCATCCAACGGGGTGAACGTGCCGGTCAACAGTTTGTCCCTGTCGCTGGATGCGTCTTCCTGGGCTTGGGGATTCGATGCCGTGCTGCCGCACAGTGCGCGAAGCCTGATTGAGCCCAACGGTTCAGGAGTGGTGGAGCTGCTGGCCAATGTGAACGGAACCACTTTTGCAGTCCTTGCTGAAAACATCAGCCGCGAGCGCAGCTTTGGGCAGACCAGCATTCGATTGACTGGTCGTGGCAAGAATGCCGTGCTGGCCGCACCCTATGCGCCGGTGATGACGTTTACCAACACCCAGGCTCGCACGGCACGCCAGTTGATGGACGACGTGTTGACCATCAACGGTGTGCCTATGGGTTGGAATGTGGACTGGGGGTTGACCGACTGGAATGTGCCAGCCGGGGTGTTTTCGCACCAAGGAACGTGGATCGAGGCCATGAGTGTCATTGCCGGGGCAGCTGGGGGCTATCTGCTGCCGCACCCCAGAGACCAAACGATTCGCGTCCGACACCAATATCCGGTTCCACCCTGGGAGTGGTCCACAGCGACCCCCAACTTTGTGCTGCCAGTCGATGCCGTGGAAAAGGAATCCCTGCGCTGGTTGGAAAAACCGTCCTACAACCGGGTGTTCGTCTCTGGCCAGGAGGCAGGAGTGCTGGCGCAGGTCACTCGGTCGGGTACCGCCGGAGAACAATTGGCACCGATGGTGGTGGATGCCCTGATCACTGAGGCGGCAGTTGCCCGCCAGTGTGGTCTGGCAGTGTTGAGCAACACCGGTCGGCAGATTGAGGTCAGTTTGAATCTGCCGGTGCTGCTTGAGACCGGAATCATTGAACCCGGTGCCCTCGTCCAGTATCGAGATGGCGGTATTGACCGCATTGGGCTGGTGCGATCCACCCAAGTCCAGGCCGGGTTTCCAGAGGTCTGGCAAACCTTGGGAGTGCAGACCTATGCATAACGTCTATGAGCAGTTCAAGCAGCTGCTGTCTGACCCACCGTTACAGGTCGGCACCGTGTCAAAAGTAGGCACAGGCGTTGTCACGGTTCAGTTGCCCGGTGGCGGCACCGTCAAGGCCAGAGGCAGCGCAGATTTCGGTGCGCGCGTCTTTGTGCGTGATGGCGTTTTGGAAGCCGTAGCACCCAATCTGAGTCTGGAAATCATAGAAATCTGACCCCGACTGAAAACAGTTTTAAACCTGAAACCCGCTTCGGTGTGCATCACGCGCATCTGGCGGGTTTCGCATTTTTGGAGCATGAAAAATGGAAGATTTACCAATTGAACGGCGCAAGACGGTCACGATGCCGCAGGCAGACTTTGAGCAGATGCTTGAGCGTGCGGCCGAAAGAGGTGCGCGTCACGCCCTGCATGGGGTGGGACTCGATGGCGAGGACGCTGCTCACGACATTCGCGAACTGCGAAATCTGCTCGATGCCTTCAATGAAGCCAAGAAGACTGCCGGTTTGACCATCATCAAGATGATCGTCACCGGACTGGTAATGGCGATCCTGACCGGCACCCTGATCAAACTCAAATTGTTCGGGGGTGGGCAATGATCGAAACACTGCTAGGTGGATTGTTGGGTGGAGCGTTTCGACTGGCACCAGAACTTCTGAAATGGCTGGACCGCAAGGGCGAACGTGGTCACGAACTGGCGATGCAAGACAAGGCGCTGGAGTTCGAGAAAATTCGTGGAGCCAGTCGAATGGGAGAGATCGGTGCAAGTGCCGACGCTGCTTGGAACTCCGGTGCGATGGAGGCGTTCAAGGAAGCGGTTTCGGGTCAAGGCAGACCATCTGGTGTGAAGTGGGTGGATGCACTGTCGTCCACAGTTCGCCCGATGGTGACTTACCTCTTCGTGCTGATGTACGCCGGTGTGAAACTGTCCACCTTCGTTGGGTCGGTGCAAACGGGTATGGGGTTCGGGGACGCGCTGCTCGCCGCGTGGACGGAAGCAGACCAGGCATTGCTTGCAGGCATCCTGAACTACTGGTTTCTGAATCGCACAATTGAGAAGGGGCTGCGGTGATGTGGCGGCAAAACGATCCATTGAAGTCATGGAGTCGCGCACCACGACCATTGGCAGAACGATTCTGGGAAAAGGTGGATGTGCGGGGTGCTGATGAATGCTGGCCGTGGCTGGCATCCAAAAAGCAAGGTGGCTACGGTCGGATCAGTGATGAGCGCGGCCATCCTCAGCTTTCTCATCGCGTGAGTTACGCGCTGACTGTCAGTCCGATTCCTGATGGAAACGTGGTCTGCCATCGCTGCGACAACCCACGTTGCGTGAATCCCGCCCACCTTTTCCTCGGTACACAAGCCGACAACCTGCGAGATATGCGTAGCAAGGGACGTGGCAACCCGCCCCGTGGTGTCGAGCATCCGAAGGCTCGATTGACGGAAGCACTCGCGCAGCAGATACGGCGCGATTCTCGCAGCCATCGTCAGCTCGCTCGCGCATTCGGCATTGGCAAGTCAACAGTCGGAATGATCAAAGCGGGGGACACATGGACACTCGTGTGATTGGCGTTCCGCCGCAGGCCATTGAGCTCGCGAAGCGATTCGAGGGGTTTCACCGTGTGCCCAAGAACGATCCCTTGGGCCAGGCGCATCCTTACATCTGCCCGGCAGGATTTTGGACAGTTGGCTACGGCCACCTTTGCGACCCCAAGCACCCACCGATCACCGAGGCTGAAGCCGAGGTCTATTTGGCCCAAGACCTGATGACGGCGCTCACCGCCACTTTGCGGTATTGTCCTGTACTGGCAACGGAGTCTGAGTCGCGGCTTGCAGCCATCGTGGATTTCACATTCAATCTAGGGGCGGGTCGGCTTCAGACATCGACGTTGCGTCGGCGGATCAACCAGCTTGATTGGGCAAGCGCTGGTCAGGAACTGCGCCGCTGGGTCTATGGCGGTGGGAAGGTTCTTCCAGGACTCGTCAAAAGGCGCGAGGCAGAAGCTTTGCGGCTGATTTAGACAGCACGTTTCGCTTATCAACTCTACCGACTTCGGGATAAGATTCAAACCTTGCCATCTCTCCGTTTTGCACGATGATCAATTGGAAAGAAGCCCCAAAGACAGCCCGATGGTGGGCGATGGATGCCGACGGGCAGGCGCACTGGTATCTCGCACCAAATGTCGCTGCCTTCACCACGTTCTGGTATTGCGATCAGGTTCTGGCACCCAGCTACGACTTTGCTGGAGATTGGCGCGAAAGTTTGACTGAGCGACCGCCCCACCCACGACCAGTCGTAAGCTGATAATTTTCGATTCGCCGTCATTCAAACCTGAGCTGGACATTCCCCCTACGTCTGCCCGGTTGGGCATCACCGCATCGGGTTTAGGCACCTGTGCGAGCCAGACCATCCGCTAATCACCGAGACTGAAGCCGAAGTCTATTTGACTCAAGACTTGGTGTCTGCGCTTGCCGCCACACTTCGGTACTTCCCAGTGCTGGCTACCGATTCCAACGAGCGACTCGTGGCCATCGCAGACTTCATATTCACCTTTGGGGCTGGGCTGCTCCAGACATCAGCGCTAAGGCGACGAATTAACCAGCTAAACTGGTCAGAAATTGCTCAGAAGTTTCGGCGATGGGTGCATAGCGGCGGTAAGGTACTCCCAGGGCTAGTAAGCAGGCGCGAGGCGGAGCTGCGTTTGCTGGACTATTAGTTGTTCAAATATCGGGTGAATACCTTGTATGCAGAGAATTCGAACTTTGGATCGAGTGCAAGAACACGATCTCGCAGCTCTCTGTGATCATCACCAGCACGGCCACGGCTCCAAGTCTGATCGTTGCACTGAATTCCTTCAATAAGATCAACGCAATCGTCAAGTTCATACTTGTTCAATAAGGGCTTGATAGCCTCTGTGAAGCGCCGATCTGCACCGTTGTAGCTCCCGCTGGCAACGTAGTACTTGTTTGCAAGGCGAATCACCATCTTGGTCCATTCGGGCGAATCCGATATTTTTTCAATGGCATCCCAGGTCATCCGCTCGATTTGAGGACACTCCTTGCCTGAAATCCAATCACCAAGCCGTTTTGCATGTTCTTGCAGGTTCGCGGCAGTGAACCACGCCAGACAATGGGCAGAAATATCGCTCTCGGCCGCGTGCTGAATTGCTGCTTTGGCGTGATCAGCCAATAGTTCGTAAAGCTGTGGTTCGCGTGACAGGAAATCTATCAAGCAGACGACCGGGGCACCACCGGTTGAAATCGCGCTGAAGTAATCCTTTTCTGCCTCGATCTGCGTCTTGAACTGGCCAGGATTTCTCCCGAACAGCAAGCGCAAAGCGCTGTAATTGATCGCACGGTTCTTCTCGCACGGCTCGTCAGTCAGACGAAATGCAAACTTCCAGAGAGCCTTGAAGACTGCCTTCTCCACTTCGGGATTGAACCGGTTGTAGTACTTGCTCTCCAGGTACGCCTTCAACCTCTTGTCATCAATCAGAATGCCGGCTGCCTGTTCGAGATCACCGACGAGCTCCTTGACGATCTGCTTGGACAAGATCGGGGCTTTGGTCAGCACCCCATCGAGAGTGTTACGGATCAAGGCGCGTACTGTCTCGCGGTTGGGCCGATGTAGTTGGAAGTTCGCGTTGACCACCGGGTGAGCGGCGAGATGACGCTGACGCTGCAGATGCAGCAGGTTTTCCCGCTCGGCGATGTCAAGAAGCTGCGTCTGCTCGGCGACGGATTCGACGAGCTTCGTCTCCCAAATCGGAGATCGTTCGTTGTCCTGCTGCAGCTTGCCGATTTCCGCAAGGATGTCCTTGGCTTTGGTGTCGCCGTATAGATCGACGAGGTTCTGCAGCTTGAAGAGCAGGTCGCAAACCGCGACCGACCAAAGCATCACTACCGATGACCGGTAGTTGCCTGCCGCGTAGCAGCTCAATACCTCGGCGAAGTATTCCTTAGTACGCGAATCGAAGATTTGCGTTGCGCGCTGCTCAATTGAGTATTCGTCCAGCATCACGCCCCCTGACCAACGATCTCGACATAGCCAATTAACTCGGCCGAATAGCTGCCGTCGCCATTGGCCGCGCCCTTGTGCTTGAGCTCGCGCTGCAGCGTTGGCTCAACTACCTGCGAAAAGAGATTGATCCGCTGGTCCGGAGTGAATCTCGGCGTGGCTGTCGGGGCCTGCAGGTAGCGTTCACATTGCCGCTCCAACGCAGGCACCCGCGCTCCGTCTTGCTTGACCGCAATCGGCTGAACCACCACGCGGCGCTCGCCGTTCTTGCCGGAGGTCTCGACCATCCAAAATGACAGCAGTACTGGGTCGTCGACGTCGGCCGCAACGGCAATTCCAAGATCTTCCGGCGGCACGATGCGCCAGCGGCCAAGCTCTTCCTGCACCAGTGGGTGATCCAGTCCCATCAGCTCCACGTTGTCGTTACTCGTGGCCGTCTCTCGATTCAACGTAAATCCGGCCTTGCGCGCACCATCGACGGTCACAAGGTCATAGGTCTCGTCGTCCACTTTGACGAGCCGCTGCTGGCGATCTGCCACCGCTGCCGACATGAATCGCACCAATCGATTCAGGCTGGACGACACATCAGAAAAGGGCTTGTAGTCGTCGAGACTGAAGCCTTCGAGGTCTTGGAACAGGTCAAACACTACCTGCCGCGCTTCGCGCGAATTCGACAGGGCAGCTTCCAACTCCACCTTTGTCCGCTTGAGCTCGGGGTCTGATAGCGCCTCTTGGTACAGGCGGTCGTAGTTGAGCCGCTCGGAAAGTTGGCCAAGAATCTGTGCCCGCAGGTCTTCGGCGACGTTGCCTTGATCATCGACCTTGCCGACCGTCTTGGCGATCTCGACCAGCTTCTCGTCCAGCATTAGGAAGATGCGGCCTTCGATGGTGTCGGACAGCACAAGGTTGTAGACCTGTGCCGTGTGGTTCTGTCCGTAGCGGTGGATGCGACCGATTCGCTGCTCCACGTCCATCGGGTTCCACGGCAAATCGAAATTGAACAGGATGCGCGCGAACTGCAGGTTGATGCCTTCACGACCAGCAGCCGTACAAACCAGCACGCGCGGGCCATCCTTCTGGCGGAAGCGGCGCTCCGCTGCAACCTTGGCACCGTGATCACCACCACGCAGCACAGCCACGCCCTGGCCAGGGAAGGTCTGGTCGATCTCCCTCGCAATCAAGTCAACGGTGCCGAGGTAGGTGGCAAACACAACGATCTTCTCGTTCGGGTTTTGCCGCCACAGGATGCCCAAGCCGTCGAGCAGCTTCTGCGCCTTTGTCTCGCGCTGCTGCGGGAAGACCTTGAGCAGATCTCCAATGCGCAGCCGTTCTTCCGGCAGGTGCAACTCCACGACAGCCGATGCGGCTTCTTCAGCGTGGGCGGCTCCATATTCGCTGCCATAAGGATCGGAGGCCAGCTCCAGCGCTTCCTCGTCCAGCTTCTTGACCAGTCGATACTTCAGGTCGGCCAGCACACGGTCCACCTCGCTCCGGCCGATGCTGTCGCGTGCAAGGTTGAACTCTTCATGGATCAGCTCGCGGGCTTCATCGGTCAGCCGCTCGCGCCCCTCGATGTCGAGGTCTTTGTCGCGCAGGAATGCCTCGTGCAGCGTCAACATCAGCAGTCGGCGTTTCATGGTGCGCCGCACGGCAGCAAAGCTCGACGCAGCAATCTTCTGAAAGATGGCCATCAAGAAGCCGAGGGCACGCCCCTGGCCGCCCTGGCGACGCGCAAGGTCGAAGCCATCCTCCAGGTACTCGCGCAGCTTCTCGTAGAAGAGGCGCTCTTCCGGGCCCATCAGAAAGGACTCGGTATGCACCCAGCGTCGTGCAAACAACGGCGAACCGTCCGGCTGACAGGCGTCCGCCTTTGTGCGACGGAACATCACCGTGTTCAGGCGGTGCCGGTGTTCCAGCATTTCCTCGGGGCTGCCGAATAGCGTAGGGTTCAGCAGTTGTGCCAGCATCCAGAACTGGAAGTGGTTGCCTTGGTGAGGCGTGGCCGAGAGCAGCATCAGGTCGCGCGAATGGTCTTTCAGCGCTTCAGCCAACTTGTAGTTCTCAGTCTTCCTGACCTTGCCGCCGTTGCGGTATGCGGTGAGGTGATGCGCTTCGTCGAACACCACCAGATCCCAACGCGGCGCATCCAGCAGGCGCTTGATACGCGCCGGGCGCTTCAGAGTGTCGATGCTGGCGATCAGCCGGTCGTGCTTGGCGAAGGCGTTAGTCTTGCGGTCAGTGATGTCGCCCTCGGAGCCGAACACCTCGAAGTCGAGGTTGAACACTTCGTTCAGCTCGCGGTGCCAGTTGTTCACCAGACCCGCAGGCACCACCATCAGCGCCCGGGTCAGTTCGCCCCGGCTGGCCAGCTCCCGAAGAATGAGTGCCGTCTCGATGGTCTTACCCAGCCCGACCTCGTCGGCGATCAGGTATCGCCGGGGCGACGCGGTGGCGATGCGGTGGGTCAGCACCACCTGATGAGGGAGCAGATCGATCTTGGCGGACGTCAGTGCCGACGCGCTCTCCATCACCGGCAGTGCGTGCGCCTCGTAGGACAGCCACGCCTTGCGTGCACGGTCGGCGTTGCCATCGACCGCACGCAAGATGCGTTCGGTGCGAGAGAGTTGGCGGTGAACCGAGGCAACCGGCACACGGCGCTCACCAACGCCGAAGAACGCGCGCAGGTAGCCGTCGCGTGCCGGATCAAGAACGACGCCCTGGCCGAATTCGTGATGGGTGATCCGTTCGCCGGGCTGGAGCTGAGTCTCTACTTCCAC